AAAATTTCAGCATGCTGATTTTCATATCTACTATATTCCAGGCCGAATAAAGCATTCAAACCTGGCTCTAGTTCTTTAACTAGTTGTGATCGTGATATCGCCATAGTTATTCTCCTTTATTACGCTATACCTGTACCACTTCTAAAGAAGTGATTGTTGATTCTAACAAGAACATTCGCGTTAGCAGAAGATGTGTCAGAGTTATCTGGATCTTGGCAAATATCAATCGCTTGAATTGCGAAAGTAGCTGCTGTTCCTGATACCGATACATCAAGTTGCTGTTTCGATATTCCTGTTTGTGTTACACCAGTAGTGTTTGTAACAGAGTAGTTCTTGTACAAATCTGCTCTAGTGAAAGCCTCATCAGCATCAATTAAGAATACTGCATCTGGATCGTCAATAACGAATGCAGTAATATCACTAGCAGCGATACCGCCAGGATAATAATTGCTGAATGTAGGCTTTTGAGTAGTTGGATCTGTATAAAAACATCCGTTGAAAACGCCAATAACAGCATCTGATGTATTAGGACCATGTCTTTGGATGTTTCCAGTTCCTAATGGTTCAACCATTTCTCCTTGGAAAATCGCGTCTGCATATCCTGATGCAATCGTATATCTGTTTTGAGCTCCTACTAATGGTGTTCCGTCTAGTTTTCTGTACGGTCTTAGACCGAACTTTTCTTCTACGTTAGCCATAGTTGTTTTTCTCCTTAATGTTAATAATCCAAGCTATCTCGGGTAGGTAATGCAAAAAAATTATTTTTTACGACTACCACCAAAGGTAACTCTTGACTGCCTATCAATATTGATTGGCATGTCAGGGTGTTGTTCCTTCATAAGATCTCTATCAATCGCGTCTGTTCTGTCTTGAGTTATTCTTCTAAAATACTCAGCACGTTGTTTCAAAATCTCTTCTGGTATCCTTGCCAACACAAGGCCACCAATTCCGATGAGCCCAGCATGTTTGCCCTCATGGATAACAGGATAATCATTTTCACCGATTTCACTTAAAATAGTTTCGGCTTTAACGAATTCCCAACCCTCTCGAAGTTTTTTAGAAACATTTCCTGGATCTTCAAAACCTGCAGTGTGGGTTCTTATCCATCTGTGCGCATAACCTTGCGGTGCAGCTGGCGCATCCAAACTGGATGGTGGAGTCCAATCTTTCTTCCTAGTTTTTTTAATTCTAGTTTCAGACTCGCGTGAAGTTTTTATTTTTTCCATGTTATACTCCTTCCTTCACGTATTTAGCGTATTCCTCTAGTGGCACCCCTAATTTCTTAGCGATAACTACCTGTGATTTGGTGAGTTTCACAGACTTGCGTCCTCCGGCTCTACGACTTACTGAAGCTACATTTTGGACGGGTTCTTTTGTAGTTACAGTTTTTTCTTCAGTCGTGTCGGCAAATTTCTGAGGGAAATATTCCTTCATACGTTTGTTGATTTGATTATAATACTCGTCAGATTCAGCGTCAATTCCCTGCTGTATTATATCTTCATGTATTCCCATTGCAGCAGATGTCATGACTCTATCACTTCCAAACCATTCATTTTCAGTTGCCCATTCTTGAGCTTTTCTGCTAATTTGTGGTTCAGGTTGAATAGATTCTTTTGGTTTTGACTCATCCTCTTTTTTTCTAGCCTCTTTTTCTCCAAGAGTCATAGAAACTTTTTCTTTCTCAACAGCTAACTTTGTTAACTTATCCTGAGCTTCTGTAATTTGTTCAGGATCTTGAGAATCAAATGCAGCTTTTAATGCAGCTTTCGCTTTATCTCTTTCTGCATCTATTCTTGCATCATATTCCTTAAGATAATTAGTATCAATCTCCTCATATTTTTCTTGAGCAGTCTCATACTTGTTCTTAAGACCTTTCGCATATTCAACAGCAGCTTTTTCTCTTCTTTCTGCTTCTCTTACTTGAAAAGTTAATTTTTTTATTCTTTTTTGAACTTTATCAGAATAATCTTGAAGACCATCTTCTTCTTCTTTTTCTTCCTTTTGTTCAAATTTTGGTTTTATTTCTTCTACAGGTTCTTCAACTTTTTCATTTTGTTTTGCTTCCTGTAAAAGTTCTTTTGCAGTTTTTCCACCCTGGCTTACGTCTACGTAACCAAGATCGACTTGCTCTTTTTTTTCAAAGCTTTCATTACCAACTTCTGGAGATTCAACAGAAATAGTTTCTTCTTTTACTCCATCCGTATCTAATTCAACTTCGTTGTTTTTTGTTTCTTCAGCCATTTTTCCTCCTTAATAATGGTGCAAAATATCGTTTGGATCAGCAATTGTTGAAATGACCTCATCGTCATTTAATACTCTTACTTCACCTCCGTCTATTTTGAATCTAGAACCTGCATATCTACTAAAAATTACCCAATCATTTAGTTTACACCAAGGTCCTTTAGGAAATTTATCTTTGTCATGATAACAAAGATCTCCCATTTTTAGCACAAGACCACATACGGTAGTCATTTGTATGGTTTCTTGTGTTGTGTCAGATAAAATAATTCCACCTTTAGTTTTTTTTGGTCCTGCATATGGCAAGACTAAAATTCTATAACCTGTTGGTGTTGGTAATTTATCTAATGTTGATTTTTCGATCGCATTTGGATCAAGGACTGTTTCGACTTCTTCTTTTGCCTTGTAGGCATCAAGTAGCGCTTCAGTCCGTTTCGGTGTCTCCGTGGACTTGTTCATCTTCATACTCCGTTGTTTTCAGCAGGTCTTTTAGATCCTGTTGCAGGTCCTCAAGAGACCTGATTTGACCCCTAACATATTGTAGTTTGTCCATAGTGTCAACACCATATATAGCGTGGTCTTTAAGTCGAAGTAAAATTTTTTTAATTTTAGATTGTACAAGTGAAATAGTATCAATATCCATTTATTCCTCTCTTTGAAGACAGACTTTGTTTTTACCAGATTCAAATACATGAAAATTCCAATAACTTAGAACTTTACTTGTAGTTTCAATATCAAAAAAACCACAATCATCAAAAATAAATCTTGTTCCTTTTCTTGATTTATCAGCAAACCATAAAGCTTCTCTAATAACATCTCTAGTCATGTGTGGACCATCGAAATGAACTAAATCAAACACTACGCTAGTAAGGTTAAATAAATTCATAAAATATCTGTCAGTGAAATGATAAAAATTAAAATTTTTTTCTTCTGCAAAATCTTTTACCATTTGAGCACGCATCTCATCTGTGTAATCAGCTGTTTCAGGCTCTCTATCGTCATAGTGTTGATATTTTAAATTAGCGTATGGATCAATCCCATAATGCGAATAAGGTATTTTTCCAATTCTTTCCTTAATACCCATCATTATAAGTTTGGATCCTAAACCTTCTCTTACACCTATTTCACAAGTCGTAACTGACTTTGGTGTTTCATAGAACGGTAATGTTGAACACCATTTTTTTAGAAGTTCATATTCAGTGCTGTCGCCTCTGATGGCCATAAAGCTTTTATAACTGTTTATGATTTTTTTGCAAATGTTTTAACATTTGTGGGTTTTGGACCCACGTTACCTGCAGCTCGTTTTCTTGCAACTGCTGATTTTCTTTGAGATTCTGTCATTCTTCTTGCTTTAGCTAAAGGAACACATTTAGGATATTTACGTTTTGCATCAGCAGCTTGTTTAGATCTACCACATTTAGAAAATGAGCCATCAGATTTTTTACTACCTATGTCTACCCATTTTTGCTTAAACCATTTTGTTAGTCCACCAGACTTCATTGCAGGGACGCAATTAGGCACCATTCGATTGCCTTTTTTCTTCATGCCTTTTTGCATGTAACCTTCCCAACACGAGCCTTTTTTGTTCATTTTTTTAATTTGTTTAAATCGCTAATTATAATTCTTCTTTTTGCTTTTGTTAGATGAGGACTATTTAAATGAAAATGTTTAAAAGGAATTTTTCTCTTTATTTCTCGACTGATTCCTGATTTAACATTTTTTTTAGCTGTATCTCTCGATACCTTACTTTTTTTTACAATTTCAGAAGTTTTTTTTCCACCAGATTTTTTATAAGCTTTGTAAGCAGCTTTTATTCCTTTAGTAAGTAAACCACCCACTAAAAAACTTTTTTTATACATTAGAAAACCCCTT